GTGTCAAAGTAGTCCAATCAATGCAGAAACAAAACCCAAAAGGATTCGAAAAGTTAATTGTTCAGTTAGGTAAAGAGAAAAAGATTACACTACCTACCAACAATAAACTATTGGCAATGTTCAGAGATGCAGGCGTTAAACCTCTCAAAGATGAAGTTGAAGTTAAAGAAGAGAACACATCTCTCGAAAAGACAGTTGAAAAATTAACAGAAAAAAACATGTTAGGTAGACTTGCAAAGTCTTTACGTCTTGATGAACAAGGTAAAGAAAAAATGTTTGACTACTTCGAAAAAGGGGAATTAGAACAATGAAATTTGAAGGACTAGGACATGGTTTATCTGCAGACTTACTTGCAGCTGCCAATGCAATTGTATTAGAGAGTGGAGACTACAAGAAGTTTTTCCAAGCTGCACTTAAGAAGTTTGGTGTTACATCACCAGCAGAACTTAAAGGTGACAAAGAGAAAGAATTCTATGATTACATCGATAAGAATTGGGATGGAAAAGATGAGAAAAATGAACACCATCAAAAGAAAGGTGACAAACCTCATGCACACGAGTCAAAGATAGACGAAGATGTTCGAGATATGAAAAACTTCAAAAATAAAGACCGTAGAGGTCATGAAGCTAGTTTATATATCGAAACAAAGGGTAAAATTTCCAAAGATGAATTAACAGTTATAGATAAACTAATTAGTAAAATTAAGAAAATGCATGTAACTAGTTTTGATGGTGCATCTGATGAACCAAATTCTTTAGAATTTTATGGTGATGAAAAGTCTTTAGACAAATTTATTTCTGATAGAAATGTACAAAAGATTGTTAAAAAGTATAGGGGTAAGGTCAACGGGCCAACGAAAAACGAATCAGTTAAAATTGAAGAAGTCCTACCAACACCAATTGACGGTGTCGCAGAATCAGAAACATTTAACGAGAAGGCTGGAAAGTATGCAAAATACTCAGACCTTCTTATGCAAAAAGCACGACTAGTTGCACAAGGCCCAGTTGCAACTAAAGAAGTTGGTGACATCAACAAGAAGATTGCATCTGAAATTAAAAAACTAGGTATTAAAGAAGACAAAGGATTTGAAAAGATTCTTATGGCTGCATTCAGTGAAGGTTTAGACGAAGCAAAACCAAGTAAAAAATTCATTAAACTTGGAGATGAAAAAAAAAATCTAAAGCAGCCTGTTACTGAGGCAAGTAGAGATTACTACAAACAAGTAGATGCTCTTATAGCAAAACACGGTAATGAAAAACCATTCATCTATAAGGCACCTAAGTTAAATAAAATTTTAAAAGACCTAGATAAATTAATGAAGACGGAGAAAGAATTTCCCGATTCACAAAAATACGGTAAACTTATACAAGGACACTTAAAGAAGTGTGAAGTTATGGGTTACGAAGAGAATATTGTATTAACAAACAGAATGCACGATAAGTTTTCGAAAGATTTCCAAGGTGATACAATGTTTAGAGAAGAGATGGCAGAAATCATTATGCAAGATGCTATCTTGTCATACGCAATATTTGGAGAGTAGAATGAATTTATTTCACGAAGCAAAGAAGGTACTAGACAAGGATGGGAAAGTTAATCCTTTAGGCCCTTATGGTAAGATGAAACTTACTGGTAGAGAAGTTTCTACCTATTTCAGAAGAAACAAAGTCAGTGACCCCGAAGTCAAGAAAGCAGTAGAAGTTGCACTTGACATGAGTGGTGCAATGGATATTGCAGCTAAAGAAATTAAGAAGTTCTTTGGTGATAAGATTCTTAAATCAAAAGAAGTACAGTCTGCACTTAAGTATGCAAACGAAGGAACTATGTCAGAAGGTGAAATGGTATCAGAAGATTACAAAAAAGTAATCAAAATGTTCCCAAGAGATAACGACTGGAAAAAACTTATCACAAAATATAAACGTGATATTGACAAATTCAGAAACAACAATAAAGATTTACCTAAAAAGGTAGAAGATGAATTACTAGGTTGGGCATCACAAACTGGTGAAGTCAGTGGTAAACATGATGCAGAAGACTTCATAATGTCAATCCTTGATGAAAGTACTATATCAGAGAACTATAGAGTTCTTGCAAAACATGGTATGGGTGCAGAGACTAAGAACTCAATCAAAGTTGGTACAGAAGTAGATTACTATCAAGCAGACGGTGCAAAGTACATGGGTAAAGTCGTCAAGATGGGCCCTAAGAGTTACATCGTAAGAGATGACAAGACTAAGAAGAATTACCAGTTCTTTTACCATGACAGAGTTAAGGCAAAGAAATATCTTAAGCAAGGTGATAACATAGGTGAATCATACCTAAACATGTTTGCAGAAGAAGTACAGGACATTACTGTAGACCCAAAGAACAAAAAGTTCAGTAGTCCATCTGACCAAAACTATCATGGAATGGAAATTGCAAAAGCAGCGAGAAGATTTAAACTTAAAGCTGCAGTTTTAGGTAAACACGTAAGAATCAAAGGAAATAAAAAGCAGGTAAACGACTTTCTAAGAGTGGTCATAGGTAAATCTTCATATGGAGACCCTACAAATGGTGATTACACCACACCACAAATAGATAAGATGTTAACCAAAGGAATGAAGTAAAATGAGCGTCAAAGGTGATGCAAGATACAAAATTTTTAAGGAAAAACTTAAAAAATTAGGGTACATCAAAGACGCTGCAAAGAAGACCAATGCCGTAATGGAGAAGGCTTCAGATTTTGCAATGATGAGTGACGGTGGCAATAAGAAGATTGCACGTGCAGTATCAAAGGCAAAATCAGAAAAAGAATTGCGTGCCATGATACAGAAAATCAGCACTATGGCTGGTGGAAAGTATTCGGAAGCACAAGAGGATGAAGTTATCGATAGAGCTATCGATGCTTTTAACTCAAAGGCAGCGGGAATGCAATTAAGACCCGATGCAAACATCTTAGTACAACTATCGAAAATGGTTGATACTAAACGTGATACCGAGATTAGAACCGATGACATGAAAAAGTTAAAGGTAAAAGCAGCGGATGCAGAGAAAGTTTATGACGCTTTAATGTCTGTTAAGCCTGCCTTGCGTGATAAATACTCTCGTCTATTACAAAAAGATGTAAAAACATTTAAAAAGACTTTTGATACTATATTAAGAGTCGCAAAATAAAGAGGAAATTAAAATGGCACTATGGGGACATACAAGTGGAACTGAATCAAAACCTAACTGGTTGAGTGACGCGGATAAAACAAACACATCAGCAAAACCACACGGTTGGGAACTGAAGAAGGTTGTGGGAAGTAGAACATTGACTGAAGTCCTAGTGGCATGGTCAAGCTCTGGTCTAACAACTGCTTTGGGTGCTGCTGATATCACTGATATCGATTGGGTATCAACTGCATGGGACGTATCTGCTGGTGGAACACTATCTGCCAAAGTTATATTTAACGAAGCAGTAGACGTTACTGGAACACCTCAACTATCAGTTACTAACGGTAACCAAGGTAGTGGAAGTGGAAGAGGCCCACACGTACTATCATATGCAAGTGGAACAGGTTCTAACGAACTTACATTCTCAATTACATACGGTGCAGCGAATGCAGCGATTGCAGCGGATGACGTATTAAGTATTGGTGCTAACGCAGTTGCATTGAACGGTGGTACAATTAAAGATAAAGGAACTTCAACAGTTTCTACAATCACTTCAGTCGCAGGTATCGGTACCGCAGCTGGAACGATTACTGCAGTAGCATAAGAGTCTTAAATGGCTTGGGTGGCAGTATCGGGCTCTAACGGAATTTGGGAGTATGAAAACTCTGCAGATAAATCAACTGCAGATACATACTCCGAATCCAATGGAACTGTAGCAAATGGTATTAGAACGTTTACATCGATTGGCGGTAATACAGAGAGAGTCTACATTAAGTGTAGAAAAGTCGGTGAAACAATAGTTCGTGGTGAGTTAAATAAAAACTACTACGACAATCAATAATAGGAAAAAATTATGAAAAAATTCAATCAATTCATGGCAGAACAGCAATTCAATGCTTGGCCTGGAGATGAGCATGCCCCATACGACATTGATGATTCATCTGTGAAAGCAAAAATTAATGCAGTACTAGGACATTGTGCTAGTTCAGAACACATGAACCCACAAGCTGCAGTAGAACAAATGAAGGCAAAACTTTCTCACGTAGGACTATCATGTAAGCAATATGATGACGTGGAGTTCAATGAAAGTGGTGAGTTTGACCTTTCATTCTCTCAATATGGTGAGACTTTCGGGAAGACAGTCGATACCCCTATCGATGAGTTTGAAAAAGAAGAAAAAATAATTTCACTCAAAGTGAAATATGAGAGATTGATGAACAACAGCTATAAAGTATACGGTTCATTGGTCTAACTCCTTTAGTTGCGTCTACTAAATACTGGTAGACCAACTAACTTTATAATACATTATGAGTCTATTTGACAAACTAACTGCTAAAAACTTTTCTGCATTTGCTCTGAAGCACTATGATGACCCTCAATGTGAGGACATGGAAGACTTCCAAGAGGACTTACGTAGATTTAGATACTTTAAAAGATTACTCTTTAGATACCATGAAAGTGGGGAACTAAGAGAACGCCTGTTACTCAATCATCTCATATGTCTATTCAACGTATTTGGATACGATGCATGTATGAGAATGTTGAATTTTAAAATCAAAGAAGATAGATACTGGTCTTCAATCAAAACTCTATTACTATACTTAGATTACATCACACAGGATTTCAGGCCTGAACTACCAATTGATGATGTGATTGCACAAAGATTGAGAGAATTGTAAGCTCCCATAGCTCAGCTGGTAGAGCAACTGATTTGTAATCAGTAGGTCAACCGTTCGAATCGGTTTGGGAGCTCCACTGCTCAAATCACCTAAATAGATATATGAGAATCATAGATACTTTAATAGTCTTTAGAATACTCAAGATGTTGACTACACCTTGGGAGAAAATGCAGGCATATAAATTTGGGTTTATCGACAAGAATGGAACGAGGATAAAACAGATAAAAGTCGATGGTAAGAATGTCGACAACAACCCCGAATCAGCTGCAGAGAAAGCTTCCTTGACACCTCTCCATCGTTTAGTATGGAATCTAAAGAAAATTATAAACAAGGTACCATTTGGTAAATCACAATTTGCATCATATGCTGTTGCATTACTCATGTTAAAAGAAACAAATGAGTTAGATGAAGACCAAATGGAAGAACTGTGTGAAAAGTTTTACAGACACCTAAAAGAATTAGGTAAGGTTGATTCAGAGGTTCTAGAAGAATCCATGTCAGTCGGAAAACTCCATGTTGGTGGTCAGTATCACTTAAGACGAACACTCGAACAATTAGATGTGGTACATCCACATAAAACTGCAGTCGAAATAACAGAACATCATTCAAAAGTCTTCGGCATTGATGTTTATATCGGCTACGCAAACGAAGACAGGGTATTGGTAACAGAAAATGACGTATATTAGTACACTATTTGATGTGAACAAGAAGAAGGTTGAAGACAACCTTCAGACCGAAGATGCACCTATGAATGCCACAGGTGCAGCTGTTTCAACTGATGCAAGTAGTATCGGTTTCAAGAAGAGGAATAAGAAGTATGAACCGAATGCTCTATTCGGTCTCTTGAGAAGAAACATTAAGAGATAGATTATGAACAGATTTTTGAATTACCTCGCGGTAATTACGTCTTTAGGAATTGCATCTATAGCTGCATATTTCTCAGTGTTAGGACTTGCAACAATATTTGCTGGTGCTTTCATGGGTATCGTAATTATGGCAGGTGCTTTAGAATTCGGTAAAGTTGTCACCGCAGCCTATCTGCATCTTGCATGGGAAAAACTCAACTACATGAAATACTATCTAGTGTTTGCAGTATTTGTTCTCATGTTAATCACATCACTAGGTATATTTGGATACCTATCAAAAGCACACTCAGAACAAACAGGTGATACTGCACAAGCACAGTCCGTTGTTACTCGTATCGAGAATCAGATTGCAAGGGAACAGAACAAGATACAAACATATCAAGATAGAATAGACAATCTTGGTGGTGGAAAGATAGATGTATCAGAGTCTATTAAACAACAGGAAACTATCAGAGATGGTGCATGGGCCAGAGTTCAAGGGGATATAGACTATGCACAAGGTCAGATAACATCTCTAAGGGGTACTGTGACCTCGCTAGACACGGCTGTATCCACTCTTAGGAACAAAGGTGTTGAAGTCATCACTACCGATGAAGGGGGTGTTTTTAGACAAAGTGAATCAGAAACCATAGACTATGTTGAACAGGCAAACACTCTATTTGACCAACAATCATCTCAGAGAGAACAGATAAGGGATGACATATCAGAACAACAGAGTAACATTGATAAGTATAGAGCTCAAGCGCAGAAGACAATCGATGATGCAAATGCAGAGATTAAAAGACTGCAACAATCATCTACTGGTGATGCAGATGAGATTATACAAAAAACAGACGAATTCAACTTGTTGATTGATGAGTCTTATGATATCATAGATGGATACAAAGACGATATGTTCGAGAGTAAACAGATTATACTCTCATTAGAACGTGAAGTAGGCCCAATTAAGTATATTGCAGAGGTGATGTATGGACAAGAGGACAGTGTCAAGTACCTTGACAATGCCGTAAGGTGGGTAATTTACATGCTAATCTTTGTGTTTGACCCGCTAGCAATCCTGTTACTAGTCACATCACTAGGACTGTTACAGGGTAAGGGTCACACTAAAAAGTTGAGAGAAACCCAAAGAATTGTTCTACAGGTACCGAAAAAGAAGGTCGAGAACCTTCAAAAAAACTAAATAAAAGTATAAATATTTCTTGGAGAAATCAATGGCCGACACAAACAAACCCAATTTAGACCCTCGTTTAAAAATAGAACAGATGATATACGACATTCGTGGAATGTTGCTAGACATCGAACATACACTTGGACAAATACCACATAAAGAAGAGAATGTTGAAGACTATTCTGTAGTATTTGTAGAATCTACTGAAGGTGATTACATCCACCCCGAGACACCTACTCACCCATGCCCTGAAGGATTTGGAGAAGATGCTTATTGGGATTGTATTTATCAGTGTTGGATGCAACCAAACGATATGGAAGAAGATGAGTATAACTTGTCTACTAACATTGACACGGATGCATGTTACGACCCTGTAGCAGGTGAATGGATTAGAACTGAAGAAGATGATTGGTCAAATGACTGGACTAACTTCATCATGGAACTCGAAGAAATGGAAGCAGAAATGGAATCAACAACTGGAGAACAAGAATAATGGCAATTTCAGATAGTATGACTTTAGTAGAGTTTATGGCAGAATTGGTAGCAACTGAACCTTCTATGGACGGAGCTCCTGCTGAAGGAACAGATGGTAGAGCTCTTGCTCAGACATCTTATGACACATCTAAAGCAGCTTGGGACACCGAAGTAGCACGTGTTCAAGCACTTATAGACGGATAATAATCCTAAAAAACACCTTGTAATTTAGCATGGATTCATGTATAATGAATGTATGCTATGGTTAGAGAGAAAATACCTCTCCATGTGCGTAGGTTCGTTAGAACTTGCAAAATGGAAAGGAGACACAACGTTGAATCACAGGTGTTTATACTGTGGTGATTCACAGAAGAATAAGCATAAGGCTCGTGGATATCACTTTGTCGTAGAACAAAGTTTTATATTTAAGTGTCATAATTGTGGTAAATCTACTTCAAGTGTGACCTTTATCAAAGACCATTTCCCTGTACTACATAAAGAGTACATCAAGGAATGGTTAACAGAGAGTGGTAAGAAACCTAAAAAACACGCATCTAATCATAAGATGCCAAGTGCAAACGTTTTCAAGTTCACTCCAAAAACAGAATTACTAAATATGAAGAAAGTTGACTTGTCGGCAATTATGTTTCCAGCAAAAGAGAAACATGTTGCACGTGACTACCTCGAAAAGAGACTAGTCCCTAATGATAAGATTGATGAGCTGTGGTATGTCGACTCTGCACAAACTCTAAGTTTGTTATCAGATAAGTATAAGGATAGAGTCCTTGGAAACGACCCACGGATAGTAATACCATTCTTTAGAGAGGATGGGGAACTTGTAGGAGTATCGGGCAGAGCAATCAATGACTCACCATTACGATATCTTACTATGAGACTCCTAGATGACGTTCCACTCATCTATAACATACAAAATGTGGACAAAACAAAAACTATCTATGTCACCGAAGGCCCTATAGATAGTTTATTCCTTCCCAACAGTATCGCAGTCGGGGGAAGTGACTTTAAAAAAATAGACGATGGTATCAAAGATAATTCAATTATCATTTATGATAATGAACCACGTAATGAAGAGATACTCAAAAAGCTAGAAGAGGTAATTGAGTTAGGTTATAAAGTTTGCATATGGGACGACAAACGTATTGCAGATTGTAAAGATATAAACGATATGATAGTAAGTGGATTGGAACAAAGTGAAATAGTAGGTATCATTAATACTTGTACATTTGAAGGTCTTTCGGCAAAACTAAAACTAATGGAGTACAAGAAAATATGAATGCAGAGTTTAAAGTAATTAAGTCCGATGGTAGTAAAACTAATATCAACTTAGATAAAATCCATAGGATGATGGAGAAAGCTTGTAAAGGAATTACAGGTGTGTCAGAGTCATCTGTAGAAATGAACAGTGGTCTACAGTTCTTTGATGGAATCACCACAAAAGATATTCAACAAATTCTAGTGAAGAGTGCAAGTGATTTGATATCACTAGAGAATCCGAACTATCAGTTCGTTGCAGCCAGATTACTATTGTTTGGAGTGCAGAAACAGGTGTTCAATACTAAATGGAAAGATTCAGAAATCTATCCACCACTATTAGACATCATCAAAAGAAACATTGAAACTGGTGTGTATGATAAGGACATCCTTAACCACTACACAGATGAAGAGATAGAACAATGTGCTAAATTTATCAGACACAACAGAGATTTAGATTTTACTTATGCTGGTCTACAACAGATAGTAGACAAGTATTTGGTACAAGACAGGTCTAGTAATACATTATATGAGACACCACAGTTCATGTATATGATGATTGCTATGACATTATTCAGAAACTATGGAGAAAGTAGGTTACAATATGTCAAAGGATATTACGATGCAATATCACAATTTAAAATTAACATCCCAACCCCCATTATGGCAGGGGTTAGAACACCACTTCGACAATTTGCAAGTTGTGTTCTCGTTGACTCAGACGACACCCTCGACTCAATCTTCTCCAGTGACATGGCAATCGGTAAGTACGTTGCTCAGAGAGCTGGTATTGGAATCAACGCAGGAAGAATTAGGGGACTTGGTAGTAAAATTAGAGGTGGAGAAGTCCAGCATACTGGAGTCATACCATTTCTTAAAAAATTTGAAGCAACCGTTAGAAGCTGTACCCAAAACGGAGTCAGAGGTGGAAGCGCAACGGTACACTTTCCAATCTGGCATGCAGAAATCGAAGACATCTTGGTACTTAAAAACAACAAAGGCACCGAAGACAACAGAGTAAGAAAGTTAGACTACTCTATACAGCTGTCAGAACTTTTCTATCAAAGATTCCTAAAGAATGAGGAGATTACATTGTTCTCTCCACATGATGTTAAAGGATTGTATGAAGCATTTGGTACACCCGAGTTCAATGAACTCTATGAAAAGTACGAACGTGCAACTAGTATTCCTAAGAAGAAAATTAGTGCAAGAGAATTATTTACAAGTTTATTAAAAGAACGAGCAGAGACTGGCCGTATTTACATTATGAATATCGACCATTGCAATACGCATAGTAGTTTTGTCGACAAGGTTAACATGAGTAACCTATGTCAAGAGATAACACTACCCACCGACCCTATCAGTCATATCGATGGGGAAGGTGAGATTGCGTTATGTATTCTATCTGCAATTAACGTAGGCATTATCAAGAACTATGATGAGCTTGGTAGTCTATGTGACCTTGCAGTTAGAGGGCTAGAAGAATTAATAGATTATCAACAATATCCAGTTGTCGCTGCAGAAAGGTCAACACTTGCAAGAAGAAGTCTTGGTATTGGATACATTGGACTCGCACATTTCCTTGCGAAAAACAAGGTTAAGTATGATGACCCCGAAGCACATAGAATAGTACATGAACTAACGGAGAGATTCCAGTACGAATTACTGAAGTCATCTAATCAAATTGCATCTGAGAAAGGTGCGTGTGATTACTTCGATAGAACTAAGTATTCACAGGGTATACTACCTATCGACACCTACAAAAAGGATGTTGACAGTATCACACCAAATGTGTTAAACTGTGACTGGGATAAACTAAGAACATGTATTAAAGTGCATGGTCTAAGACACTCCACATTGACTGCACAGATGCCTTCAGAGTCCTCTAGCGTGGTCTCTAATGCAACGAATGGAGTTGAACCCCCAAGAGATTACCTTAGTGTCAAGAAAAGTAAAAAAGGCACCCTAAAACAGGTAGTTCCACAATATAGTTTATTAAAGAATAATTACACATTATTATGGGACATGGATAGTAACGAAGGGTATATCAAAGTACTTGCAGTGATGCAAAAGTTCTTTGACCAAGCAATTAGTGGTAATTGGTCTTACAACCCCGAGAATTATGACAAGGGTGAAGTACCAGTTTCAGTAATGGCTAGAGATTTACTGAATACATATAAGTATGGATGGAAAACTTCTTATTACCAAAATACTATGGACGGTAAAGTAGAAGATGTAGTAGAGGAACCTCTTGCACAGAGTGACTTTACAGAAAGTGAGGATGATTGCGATGCCTGTGCCATTTGAGAAAAAGACTGTAGAATATTGTATAAAGGACTTAGAACAAGAAGGTAAACTTCTAACTGGTAGAACTACACCCGAGACGTGGTCTTTAATGAAGGACAGGTTCGTAGTTCTAAGAGATTTCATTCCCAAAGATATCATCAACATGTCACTAGATGCATGGAAAACTATTGAGCATAACAAAGAGTGGGATGATGCAATCTTCAAAAGAGAAACGGAGATTACCCAAAACTCACCAAAAGATTCACTAGGTAAATCACGTGCAAACTATTGTACTCCGATGGCAGTTTCCCTACATAGATGGCTAAAGGAAAAGCTGAACAATGTTATTGACATGGGTCTAAGAGAAACATACTCATATTCTAGAAAGTATGAGAGGGGTGCATATCTAAGAGCTCATACTGATAGACCATCATGTGAAATAAGTGCAACAATTTGTTTAGATTACCAAACAGATGACAATGCACCATGGAAGATTTGGGTACAGAATGATGGTAACTATGTTGATTCTCCAAGTATGGATGAGGTGTTTGAAATGTCTCAAGGATTACCACATAGAGCAAGGAAGGGAATTCCAATAACACTAGAGCCTGGAGACGTTTTACTATACCAAGGGCCTAATGTTATACACTGGAGAGATTACCTAGTGGGTGATTACTCCTATCACATGTTCCTACATTTTTGGAATGAGGACAGTAAGTTAAACCAAATAAATGCAATGCATACAGGTTGCCCTGAACATTTAGCACTAGACTTTGATGGTAGACCAAATAGATATGCAGATGAGAACAATGAGGAGCATGTCAAAGAAACAAAGAAATGGTTCAGTGAGTTCTCAGATGTATACTTTAATCATATAGATGAAAAAAGTGCATTTACTAACAATTATGATGATTTTGAACTAGACACACGTGGAAGAAAAAGAAATGACAGTATTTAATAAAAAGAACGTAGACTTCACAAAAGAATCTATGTTTTTCGGGGAAGATTTAAACACCCAAAGATTTGACACATTCAAATATCCAATATTTGACAAACTAACACAGACACAATTGAGCTTCTTTTGGAGACCCGAAGAGGTATCCTTACAGAAAGATAGAAGTGATTATCAGAATCTATCTGATGCACAAAAACACATCTTTACCTCTAACTTGAGGTATCAAACTTTACTCGACTCAGTTCAAGGACGAGCTCCATCCATAGCATTTTTACCGTTTGTGAGCTTGCCTGAACTTGAGTCTTGTATTATTACATGGGACTTCATGGAGACTATTCATTCACGAAGTTACACTCATATTATAAAAAATGTATATAGTGACCCTAGTCAGATATTTGACACAATACTAGATGAACCAGCAATCGTAGCTAGAGCAGAACAGGTAACAGAAAAATACGACAAGTTTATTGAACTAGGAAGACGTAAATTACTAGGTCTTAAAGTAGATGAATATGAGCTTAAGAAAGCATTATACCTTGCACTAGTATCAGTTAACATCTTAGAGGGAATTAGATTCTTCGTATCCTTTGCATGTTCATTTGCATTCGGAGAGTTAAAACAGATGGAAGGAAGTGCAAAGATTATATCTCTTATTGCAAGGGATGAAGCACAACATCTAGCAATCACACAACACATTCTGAAAGCATATAAGAACCAAGAGAACGATAAAGATATGTTGAAGATTATGGAAGAGACTGAGGATGAGGTATATGCAATGTACCGTGATGCAGTAGACCAAGAGAAAGAATGGGCAGACTTCTTATTTAAGGACGGTTCTATGATTGGACTATCTACTGCACTGCTTGGTCAGTACGTAGAATACACAGCAAACAAGAGATTACGTGCATTGGGACTCAACCCACTGTTCGATATCTCATCAACGAACAACCCACTACCATGGACTAATCATTGGTTCAATAGTAGAGGATTGCAAAACGCCCCACAAGAGACGGAGATTGAATCCTATCTTATTGGTGGCATCAAACAGGACGTAGATGATTCTACATTTGAGGATTTTGAGTTATAATGACTACCGACATAGATTTACTATCAGTAATTGAACGCATTGAAAAATGGCACTACGACAGAAACCTTATTGAAGGTGCAACAGATAAAGACCAAGTATGTAAACTTATCCAAGAGGTGGGTGAACTATCGGACAATGTCTGTAAAGAAAAAGATGTAGCCGATGATATTGGTGACATCATTGTCGTATTAATCAACATTGCAGCTAGAAATGGACTAGGTCTACAACATTGTCTAAATGTTGCATATCATGACATCAAAGACCGTAAGGGACGTATGGTCGATGGGATTTTTATTAAGGAAGAGTAATGCACGATTGTGTTGTTATGTTTAGTGGTGGAGTTGAATCCACTGCATTATTGAACTGGTGTGTAGAGAAAGGTAAGAAACCTATTGCCCTGCATTCACTATGGGACAATCCTATCACGACAGCAAATCAACTACATAGTAATATTACACAAATATGTGATATACTGGATGTTGATTTGATTACTCATAAGCATCCTAAATATGACCATGAAGAAAGGTCAGAAGAATACTTTCATTCTGCACGACACTGGTCAGTCGCATGTTTAAGTGCGTTGACTCAGTTCCCACATATAGAGGAATACTATTGGGGTGTCAACAGTGGAATGATAAATTATGCTGATGACCACAAGCATCATTCTGATTGGCCATGGGTACCACGTGCATGGGAATTTCAAATGGTGTTTGAGTTCTATGCGAGATTGATGAATAAGAACCACAACTACAGACTTTACCCACCATTAGGTGGTCAGACTAAGTTAAACCAGTGGAATTCAATACCGTCAGAAATCAGAACACTAGTCAATTCATGCTCTTTGGGTTACCCAAATCAATGTGGGGAATGTGGTAAGTGTGTGGAATTTAAACATTTAACAAGAATAACGGGATTTTAATATGATAGAAATATTTGGAAAAACACAATGTCCATTCTGTGATAAAGCAAAAGCTTTATGTGAACAGAAAGGACTAGAATACACTTATAAACAGTTGGATACTGATTTCACTAGAGAAGAACTCTTTGAGGAATTTCCAACTGCACGAACATTTCCACAAATCAGAGTGGATGGAAATGCTATTGGTGGAT